CCGGACAAGGAGACGACTCCGATCTATGATCAGGTCAAGAAGGCCGTGAAGGGGAAGAAGAATGGCTAAGGTTGTGGCCCGATGCGCGGTGTGCCAGGTAGTCAAGACCCTGGTCCGTGGTAGCGGGATGTGCGCCAAGTGCTGGAAGCTCCGCATGGGAAAGCGCGGCCGGTAATGGTAGGCTTGGCCTGGGCGTTCCTCATCGGGAGGTTCGTCCTGGCCGGGGCCTTCCCCCGGATCCGAAAGTTCATTCGAAGACTGAAGAGGAGCAAGAAATGAACCAGAACAACGATTCGTACGCCCGGCACGTGGCCTTGGAGAAGGCGATCCAGTGGAAGGGGGATGCGGATCTGGGCCCGCTCGCCGTCCTGGAGACGGCCGAGAAGTTCCGGGCCTTCCTCGCAGGCGAAGACATCAAGCCTGAGCCCTTCAAGGCCAGGCCGGAGTACGAGTACTTCGAGTACAACTCTCCGGTCACGAAGATCTACTACCGGTCTCGATTGGGTTCGGAAGCCTTCAGCCCAGGGAGCCTGGAACGTCTCGGCTACAGCAGTGAGGGTCTCAAGTGGGGTCCGTCCACCACGCCCGGGAACCCGAAGACGTACGGTGAGATCGTGTCCCGATCCCGAGAGTACAAGAAGATCCCCGCGTACGAAGTGCCCCAGGAGTACCGGTGATGGACCCGGACCGGGAGTCCTCGTGGAATGTGGAGGGGGCTCCCACCCTGGTCTACGAGGTGTGGGATTGGTACTACAGTGCCGGTCTAGCCCCCCACTGGCGGTTCATCGGGTACCGTGTGCTATCGTTACGGCAGGTACTTCGATACCAAGACTTCGGGTACCATGTCGAGAGGAGCCGGTCTGGTGATCGTAGAGATCTTGTGCCACTTTTTCCCCGGCTGGACCCCACCGGCCAGGATGAGAGAGACCGGATGGACTAGGTGTCTGTGCCCGAACCCGGACCATCCTGAGGCGCGGCCGTCAGCCGCGATCTCCTTGGAGCTGGACTCGGTCAAGTGCCAAGCCTGTGACTTCAAGGGCGACGCAATCAAGATCGTGATGCGAGAAAGGAAGGTGGGGTACCGTGAAGCTGTCCGCTACGCTGAAGGCCTCGCTTCAGCAAGCGGTGACCAAGTACCACGCCGCGCTACCCGGAAGCGTGGCCGCCCGGTATTTGGAGGAGGACAGAGGCCTGCCCCTGGACAAGATCGAGAACTTCCGCCTTGGGTTCGTGAGTGAGCCCCAGGTCGGACACGAGATGTTCCGGGGCCGACTCGCGATCCCGTACATCCGGAAGTCGGTGGAAGGCAACTGGTCCGTGGTAGGGATCAAGTACCGGGTCATCCCGGGGATCCGGTGCTTCAGGGACGATGAGAAGTACTTGAACCCGGCCGGGACCAAGCACCACTTGTACAACACGATCGATGCGGTCAAGAATGACGATGAGATCTCGATCGCCGAGGGCGAACTTGACGCCCTGACCGCGAGCGTGTACGGTATCCCTTGTGTCGGGTCTCCGGGTGTGACCGCGTGGAAGGACCATTTCACCGAGATCTTTCGGGGCTACGAAACCGTGTATGCTCTCTGCGATGGGGACACTCCGGGCATGGAGTTCGGGAACTTCCTCGCGGAGAAGCTTCAGAACGTCCGGGTCATTCCGATGGACCTGGGCGAAGATGTGAACTCGACCGTACACAAGTACGGCGTTGACAAGATCCTGGAGAGGATGGGAAAGTGAAGAAGTTCAAGGCGACCACCCAGCTCGGAACCACGGAGTTCGAGGTGGAAGACGGGAAAGTCTTCCTGATCACGGATGACGGTACACGTTTTGACACAACCTGGCTCGCCCTGGCTGGGTCCACGTTCACGGATCCGGAAGAGGCGCTGATCGACCTGTACACGGACAACGGCAATGAGCCGGGCGTGAGCATCGTGGAGGTTACCGAATGAACACGAACTTCAAGCTCGGCGCAGGTGCGATCGCCATGTTGGCAGCCACGTCCGCGATCGCAGGCTGTACCGATGCCGCGACCACGGCCAACGAGAACCTGTCCAAGGCTGCGGATAACTTCGAGGTCCCGCGCCGGATCGTGGGCATCAACGGGATCACGGACAAGATCTTGTTCACGGTGGAAGGGTTCTGTTCGATCACCCCGACCGACAACAAGCTGGACGTGATCTGCAAGACGGATGCCAATGGTACGGTGGAGCGCACCAGCCTGGGCCTGAGCGACAATGTCACGTGGGTGGTTACCCAGCTCCGGGGCGTCAAGGTCAGCACGATGCAGCCGCGTGTCATCCTCCGTCCGTCCACCCTTGTGCCTGACTTCGAACTCAGCACCAGCAACTGAAAGGCAGAACCATGAGCGACACCAGCAACAGCAGCGGAGGCATCGGCGTGGCCGGTCTCCTGGGCGTGGTCTTCGTGACCCTCAAGCTGACCCACACGATCGACTGGTCCTGGTGGTGGGTCACCGCCCCATTCTGGGGCCCGGCCGCTCTCGTGCTGGCCCTGTTCATCATCGGTGGCATCCTGGTTGGCATCGGCAAGGGCATCGACTCGATCGAGGACAAGAAGGCCGAGAAGCGCCGCGCTGAGGCCCGAGCGAAGCGGCTCCGGAACCTCTGATGGAAGCCTGGACCTTCGATGTCGCGGTGACCACCCATGAGTTGATGAAACTCGGGGAGAACTGTGCACAGTGGGTCCGGGTTCAGGTGCTGGCAGAGGGGTACTTAGATGCCTCTCTGCTGGCACTTCAGATGGCCAACTGTGTCGGGTACACGACCGGGATCATGTACGTGGAGTAACGCGCGGGAGTTGTCCGTGTCTTACGTGTACGATGTGCAAGAGCAAGGAGGAACCATGACGATCCCCACTTCGAGTGCCGAAGATCTGGCCGAGAAGGCCTTCGTCCGGGGAACCTACAACGTAGACGATGTGATCTACGGAGATCCGTTCGTGTACTGGGATGGGTGCACTACCGAGCTCCTTCGATCGGGGGTGGACGGACCCCATGCCGGTTTAGCGGACCGGTTGTGCAACATCAACGGAAGGCTTCACGGATGAACACTCCCAAGTTGCTGGCCTGGGATATCGAGATGCGCCCGCTAGAGGCGTACCGATGGGGCCTCTACGATCAGAGCCCGGTCGGCCTGAACCAGATCATCCGACCCGGTGGCATGATCAGCTTTGCTGCCCGATGGGTCGACGAACCGAAGTCCAGCATCGAATTCTACCGCGTCGGCGGTAACACCGATGCTGAGATGGTCGAGTCCCGGGGAAAGATGCTCGGCAGCCTGCACAGCCTCATGGACCAGGCTGATGGCCTGGTTTCCTGGAATGGGCAGGGGTTCGACACCAAGCACGCGAACCGCGAGTTCATCGAAATGGGCTGGGCTCCGTACAGTCCGGCCCAGGAAATCGACCTCATGCGCGCGGTCAAGAAGGTGGCAAAGTTCCCTTCGAACAAGCTGGACTACGTGGCCCAGGCCTTGCTCGGCAAGGGAAAGGTCTCGCACGAAGGGTTCAACTTGTGGGTCAAGTGCATGGCGAACGACCCGAAGGCCTGGGCCCGGATGGAGAAGTACAACAAGCAGGACGTGCACCTGTTGATCGAGTTGTACAACTACCTTCTGCCGTGGATCGACACGATTCCGAACCGGAACCTGTTCGATGGGTTCGACGGCTGTCCTCGTTGTGGGTCCGATAACGTCCAGCGTCGAGGGCACCGGATCACGAAGATGGCCAAGTACGCCAGGTACCAGTGCCAGGACTGCGGCGGCTGGTCCTCGGTTGGCAAGGCGGATGAAAGGGTGGACATTCGATGAACGAGGAAGAGTGTAACTGGTGCTTTGACCCGGAAGGATGTTCGTGCACCCCGTGCGGGGACTGTGGTGCTCTTCCCGCAGACTGCTGGTGTTGGTGCGATGACTGGTACGAGGAGGAAGACGATGACTGAACCGGTTCACTGGCTGAAGCACAAGTACACCATCGGCAAGACGTGGGGCCAGAAGTCGAGTTCCAACGACAGTACCCGGCGCCGCCTCAAGCGCAAGGTCTCGGATGCCATGAAGGTCGAGATCAAACGACGTCAGCCGAACATGGTTCGGGTCGTGTCCCCGACCGGGAAGGCTCGGATGGTGCGAGGATGAGCGGCTACGGCAGGAACTACGTCAAGGGCGACGATCCGATGTACCGCGCTGTATGGGTCAATTCCTGGGTAGACCGCGACACCGGATGCGTGCACGAGGTTACCCGCTACGCAGGGCCGTACGCCACCAAGGGCGCCGCAAAGGCGCAGCGAGGGTCTCGGGGCTGGGTCGAGGTCTGTCACCCCGTCTGGGAGAAGCTGGAAGAATGATGACACGGGAGGTCCAGTTGTTCACCAAGTTTGCCCCCGAGATCCGCGAGGCTGCGGAACGGGTCTCCCATGACTGGCCCTCGGTAACCACGAATGAGGATCTTGCCCGAGACGTGGCGCTGTTCCTCTTCGATCAGGAACGGTTCGCGGTCCTTGAGACGATGCCCGAGTACCGGCGCAAAAAGTACATCACCGATGTTGCCCGGTCCTTGGTCGCCGATGAGATCGCAGAGTTCGAGTACCGAACCGGTAACTCGCTGTACTCGGTGGGTGAGGTGTCATACCTCTTGAAGTCGGGGGCTCTGATCAACAGCCGGACCCGGATCTCAGCTCAACTCCCGGACCTGGACGAAGGATGCCGATACCTGTCCCGTGTGCTGCCGATCTACGCGCGGTTGATCTACGCGGCCTACGTGTACGGTAACACGGGCCCGGTGGACCGAGAAGTGATCGGTGCCGCTGTCCGGGCCCTGACCGAGTGCATGAACAACCTGAACCAGGGAAGGAAAGTACGTGTCTGAAGAGTTCATCTCGAACGAGGCTCTCGAAGCTGAGTTCAAGGAGATCTTGAATCCGAAGCTCCCTTCGGGTCGCCTGATCATCACGGGCATGGACCTCGATTCTGGCATGGCCGAAACGGACGTGTACAAGGTAACGGATCTTGCCACGCCCACCGAGCACAAGACGGTTCTCCTGGTCGAACAGGCCGAGAACGGAGACCAGTTCAAGTTCACGTTCGAGTTCCTCGGAGAGGGGAAGAAGTAATGACGAGTGACCCGTTCGCCACCGGCGGTGAGATCCAGAACGCGCCCGAGGGTCCGTTCGTGACTTTCAGTCTGAAGCCGACCGGTTCGTACGACGCGAGCATGGTTCAGGTCCGGGGCACGATCCCCGAGCTGGGCGGCCTGCTCAAGGTCGACACGGCCCAGGAACAGAACCCGCTCTGGACTCTGATCCTCCGGTGGAACGACCTGGCCCGCGCAGTCCAGGCCGATGAGTCCAAGAAGCAGGCTTCGGCGGGAAAAGCGTAAGCCCTGCGGGCCGACCTCAGGGCGCAACCGAACCCCCGGATTGGTTCCCGCAGCCTGCTCCGGTGTGCCGACACGGGACCAAGGTGTTCCGGTCGAAGATGAGCGACAACGGCAACGTCTGGTACGCCTGGGCTTGCCCCGGGCCCTACAACGGAGATTCGTGCACCAAGGCTGAAGGTGCGTACGAATTCCACAACCAGCCAAGCAAGGGCGTGGAAGCGCCCGAGTGGACAATCGGCTAAGAGAAAGAGGTACTAACACATGGGTGCATGGGACAACGCGCCGGAACCCGGTGGCCCGGAAGTCAACTTCGTGTCACTGACGAACACGGGTGACGAATTCGTGGGTCGTGTTGAGTCCGTGGAACTGATCACGATCCCCAAGGGCACGCTTCCGAACCAGCCTGCGGATCTGGTCGACATTCCCCGGGTGATGTACACGGGCGTCGACGGCCAGGAGTACGAGTTCAAGTACACGACGGCGGTGTTCCGTAACGGGATCCTTCGTCTGCGCCCGGAGCCGGGCACATGGGTTTACCACAAGCGCTTGGCCAAGAACCCGAAGGGCTACATCGACGGGATCATCCGCGAGGCTCGCCCCGAGGAGACCACGCCTGGGGCCCGGACCACGTACTCGGTTCCGGCTGAGACGCCGTCCACCAGTTCGGGTCTCTCGGCTCCGGCTGGTCCGGTCGGGGATGACGCTCCCCCGTTCTGATCACCGGAACCGGGAAAGCAGCAGTGAGATACCTGCCCCTGCGGGGAAGCACGCTTAACCGGCTGATGTGATCAAATTGGGAACCTAGTCGCGCGTACGGATAGGGAACGCGACCGGCCCGCAGGTGAGGGTTTAGGCGGGCACCTCAAACTTGAGAGGAGGAAACATGCTTACTGTTCTGGCTTTGATCGGATTCTTTACCATCGAAGGACTTGGAATCTTTGGCCTCGGTTGGCTGGCTGACTACGTGGAGCAGAACTTCGGACCGAACAGGAAGGCTAAGGCCGCTGCTGCGTCGATCTGTGTCGTGGGCGGGGCAGCCCTCACAGGGCTCCTGATACTGATCGCTGCGAATGTGCCGGTGATCCCATGAGCATGACAGTCGCTGAGCTTGCGGAAGAGCTTCGCGGGTATCTCGACATGGGAATGGGCGCAGAGCTTGTCTACGTGTCCGTCAGGGGCCAATACGCGGAACCTAACCGCACGGAACCTGGAGACGGGATCAAAAACGTGTACATCCTGGACGAGGGCACGGTATGAGGTTCGATGTCTGGTACCAGCGCAGAGGAGACAACGCCTGGTACTGCCTCTGGTCTTCGGTGGATTGGAGCACGGCATGCCGACGAGTGATCAATGCCCGGGCCATGGGCCGGAAAGCCAAGATCCTTCCCGAAGGGAGTGCGAGGCCCTGTGAAACTGATTGAGGAGCGAGTAGCCGGGGAGCCCGTCAAGATCTACGTACTCGAAAGGCCTGAGGACCTTGAGGCATTCCGGGACTTCATCCGGAACAACCTTCGCGGCCTCGGGTTCGACACGGAGACCACAGGTCTGGACATCTACTCCCTGGACTACAAGCTCCGGCTCGCACAGTTCGGGAACCGGGACACCGCGTACGTGATCCCGGTCGAGGAGTTCGGGGCTTTCGAGGTCATCCGCGCGCTGAAGGCGCTTCAGGTTCTGATCATCCAGAACGCAGCTTTCGACCTTCAGGTAGTCGAGCGCTGTCTTGGCGTGCCGATGGAAGAGCTTTGGCCCAAGGTTAAGGACACCAAGATCTACGCGCACCTGGTCGACTCCAGGGGCCGTGAAGAAGGTGGCACGGGCACCTCCCTGGAAGACATCACGCGCACGTACATCGATGCCGAGATCGCGGATCGAGTCAAGGGTTCGATGGTCGAGATCGCCAAGTCGCTCAAGACAACCAAGGCCAAGGTCTGGAAGGCCGTGCCTCTGGATCATCACGGGTACAACACGTACGCGGGCATGGACCCGATCCTTACGGTGCGCGCCGCTGAAGCTCTGATCCCCCGGATCCCGGTCGTGTCCCGTGGCTTGATCCCGTTCGAGCATGAGCTTGCCGAGATCCTCTCGTATTACGAGCGTGGTGGCTTCCTCTTGGACGAGGAATACACCCTCGGTCTCCGCGACGAACTCCTAGAGCGGCAAGGCCGCGCCGAAGAGATGGCGTTCGCCATGGGTGTCGAGAACGTGAACTCGACTGAACAGGTTGCGGATGCATTTGAGATCCTTGGCGTACGTATCAAGGGCCGAACCCCGAGTGGCAAGCGCAAGGTGGACAAGGTCTTCCTAACCGAGATGCTAACTTTCCAGGATGAACGGGGCAGATTGGCCCAGCTCATCACCGAGGCCAAGAAGGCACGCAAATGGCGCACAACCTGGGTTGAGTCGTTCCTGGACGGAATGGATGCCAATGGCCGGTGCCACGCGTCCATCAACCCTCTGAGGGCCAGGACGGCCCGTATGTCTATCACCGGGATCCCTGCCCAGACCCTGCCATCCAAGGGCCCGGACAAGTGGCTTATCCGCCGGTGCTTTATCGCGGATCCCGGGCACCTGATCACCTCGGTTGACTACCAGGCTCAGGAGCTTCGGATCTTGGCCGCTCTCAGCGGCGATGAGACCATGATCCAGGCGTTCATCAATGGGGATGATCTTCACCTGATGACTGCACAGGCGGCCTGGGGTGCTCACATCGTCAAGGAGTCCGTGGAACGCGACTACGCCAAAGTCGTGAACTTCGGCCGAGTCTACGGTGGCGGAGCAAAGACCGTGGCTGAGCAGACAGGCCTGAGTTTCCCGGAGGCTAAGAAGGTCGTAGAGGCGTTCGACCGCAGGTACCCGGGCGTCAAGAAGCTGAGCGATCGGTTGATGCGCGAGGCCCAAGAGAACGGGTACATCGTCACGCCTTCAGGCCGTGTGATGTACGTGGACCGTGACCGTGGGTACGCGGCCATGAACTACAAGGTCCAGGGGACTGGACGTGACGTCACGGCTCGTGGTATCGTGAAGTTGCACAAGGCGGGGTACACCCCGTACATGCGCCTCCCGATCCACGACGAGACCCTGAGCAGCCTCCCGGCTGGACAGGCCGAGTGGGGAGGTGCTAGGATCGCAGAGCTGATGTCAGAACAGATGGGCCCCGTGTTCATCGGAGCGGATGCCGAAGTGGGCGGCCGGTCCTGGGGTTCCCTTTACGGAGCGGAAGAATGATGACAGTGGTGAAGGGGTCTTACGACCCGAACGAGATCACGTTCGAAGACGAGGATGGCGCCCAGTTCCGGATTAGTGACTTGGGTGAGGGCCACTTCGTCCTGCGGACTGGGCCTGGTGAAGGGGTGTTCTCCCCAACTCACTACGTGGATCTTGACTCTGAAGACATGGACGTGCTCCGTGAATTCCTGAGCCAGGACCGCTGGTGAGTGGGGCGTACGGGGGCGGGAAGCGACTCCAGAATCGGACCTGGACCGACAAGGACGGGATCCGGCTCTTCGTTCAGCAAGGGCTCAAGCCGGGTGAGCATGTGCTTCTCACACGCGCCGTCGGGGACGGGGGGGATGTGGACCGGATGATGGTCCTGTCCAAGGAGCAGACAGCCGAGCTGATCAAGTTTCTTCAGGTCCGATGAGCATGCACAAAGAGTACGTCGATGGCGGGAACCGGGTCAAGTTCACCCGGTCCGCCGTTGACGGCCATATCACGGTTCGGACCTGGGATGTTGACTCCCAGCGCTGGACCGGGTACACTGTGATGGGGCCCGCCGAAGTGCGAGACTTCGCCTGGTGGGCAGTCTACGGAGAGGAACGAGAATGAGCTACTTCAGTCCGGGTGACCGGGTCATCTACACCGGCAGTACGTGGCCCGCCGGGATTACGGGGACGGTGCTCCAGCGCCGGGGCGAAGACGCGTACCGGGTCAATCTGGACGAGTCGTACAACACGTTCGAAGAGCTGACCATGCTCACAAAAAACATCTCCAAGATCCTGAAGCCGCACCTGCGGGCGGACACCGTTCGAGCCCGAGTCCTGGACGAGGCCAAGCGGATCACGGCCACGGACCGTAACTCCTCATACGGGGAGCCGGAAGACAACTTCCAGCGCATCGCCGATTTCTGGAACGTGTTCCTCCGGGGCAAGCTCAAGGACGGGGCCAAGATCACGCCCGGGGACACGGCTGCCCTGATCATCATGGTCAAACTGGCCCGGGAGATGAACGCCCCGAAAGAAGACAACAAGGTCGACATCGCCGGGTACGCAGCGTGCTGGGCGGAGGTCGACAACTGATGCCGTTCAGCTCGAACCGGATCTACGGGATCAAGGTGCGGTACTCGAACGGGAACTGGGAGACGTACTGGTACGGGATGGACCGCGACAAGCGGGACCGAGAGCACAACAAGTACGCCAAGAAGAAGAACGTGCTCGCAGTCATGAATATCGAGATGAAGGCTTGATCGAGGGGCCCCTTCGGGGGCTCCCTCTTTTTGTATCTAGTACAAGCCACGAGACCTCTCCCACCATGGACTAAGCTACACTGATCAAGTCAAGCTGTCAAGTGTGGTCTGAGACACAGACTTGGGGGTTGACACGAGGGTGCCCGCAGGCTAATCTTCTTATATCAGCAAGAGAGACCGAGACCCGGAGGCCCCGATGCTCACCACCTGGAACGTCCTCTACCAGATCGGTACCAACCCGGCCCGCGTGACCAAGTGCCAGACCGATGAAGAGATTCCGGCCACGGACGACAACTTTCGCCGGATGCTGGCCATCCGGAACGGCGTCACGAACGCCAAGATCCGCCTGATCAAGATCTCCAAGGCATCCTGAGTTCACCCGGATGGGGGTACCAACCCCGGGCCCCCATCCGGTAGTCTTCTCTTATCAGCAAGAACGAAAGAGGAGTTCAAATGCCGAAGTCCAAGAAGTGCATCCGACAGTTCGATGAGCACCAGGGCTACAAGAACACCGGCAAGAAGCAGGAAGAGAACCTCCAGCACAAGACCGTGGTCTGGGAGATCTGGAAGTGCCAGTGCGGCGCTCGTACCCAGCTGATGCGCGGGAAGACCAAGTAAGCCCCCTGGGCCCGGGTGTTGCGTCCCCGGGCCCAGGATGCTACGCTAGTCTCACACGGAGAGGGGGTGAAGATGCCGAGAAGCGATGACCCGGAACGGGCCGGAGGTACGTACGTGGTCCACTGGATCGACGACAAGGGC